AAGAACAAGAATTAATATTAAAAGAACAAGAATTAAAATTTGAAGAACAAGAAAAACAACTTAAATATTTATTTATTAATTATTATTAACTAATATGAATATATTTAATGATAATTTTACGAGTAATAATTCTTTGTCTTTAACTTTTTCTGGCAAAGGTCTAAATGATACATCTAATATTTTAAATAATTATCTTAAAACTGGTATTGGATTTCAATTATTAAGTAATAATTCAAATTATAAAGAATTTGTAATTGTAGATACTTCTAATATAAATAGTAATTATTTTGCTTCTTTAAGGATTGCTCTTGAAAAATCACAGATATCTTTAAAATCTATTACTTCTAATAATATTATTCAACCTCTTATAATCAATTCAAATATTTATATTACAAGTAATATTGGTATTGGAATATCTAATCCTTTATATGATTTAGATATTAAAAATAATATTAATGTTAATGATTATTTAATAAAAGGGGTAAATATAAGTAATATATTTATAAATTCAAATACATTTCAAACATCTATTCAAAATTTATCAAATGCGACGAATTCATGGATAAAATCTACATCAACTATAATTTATACTAATTCGAATGTTGGAATAAATAAAAATAATCCTTCATTTAATTTAGATGTATCTGGTGATATTAATTTTACTGGTGAATTAAGAAAAAATGGTAATATTCTGAATATTTTAAATAATTTTACTGGAAAATATTCAGAATTGGAAGGACGTCCTAATATTACATGGGATTTAAATGGTATTAATGTTTATAATCTTAATTCTGGAAATGTAGGAATTAATTCAACTAGACCTGCTTATAGATTAGATGTAAATGGTGATATTAATTTTACAGGTAAATTATTAAATAATAAATCCGAATTTAATATATCTTGGAATTTAATAAGTGATAAACCAACTTTTGCTGCTGTTGCTACAACAGGAAATTATAGTAATTTATTAAATACACCAACATCTGGATTATCAGGAATTGTCGTTAATTGGGATGATATTAAATCAAAACCTTCATTTACAAAAGTTGCTACAACAGGTGATTTTTATGATTTGACTACTCGTCCAAGTATATTTACATCTAATTATAGTGATTTAAAAGGAGTACCTACATTACCTTTTTATCCTATTTCAACAGGTTCAATTCATTTAAGTAATGCTAATGCTGGAAATATTGGTATTGGACTTCCTACAAATCAAACACCAGCATATAAATTAGATGTATCAGGTGATATAAATTTTACTGGTAATTTAAGAAAAAATGGTATTGCTTTTAATAGTACTTGGGGAGCAGAATATGCTATAAAAAATCAATTAGCACCAGTTGCTTTTACAGGTTCATTTTATGATTTAAATCCAAAACCAACTTATTTTGATACACAATGGTCTCAAATTGCTGGAAAACCAGAATTTTTTGATTATAATTATAATAATTTAACATCTAAACCTGATACATTTAAAGCAGATTGGAATAATATTGTTGGAAGACCAGCAACATTTTTTTCAGGTAAGTATAGCGATTTAATAAATCCACCATCAATAAGTACAGTGGGATTAACTGGAAAATATTCTGATTTAATAGACCCACCTGTTATACCAGCTGCAGCATTAAGTGGTCGTTTTTGGGATTTAAAAGATATACCACCATTATTTTCAAGTAATTTTTGGGATTTAATAAATATACCTAAATTATTTAGTGGAAGATATGCTGATTTAAGTGATCCACCATTTTTAGCATTTAGTCATAATCCAACATCATTTAATTTATTTAATAATAATATAGGAAATGTAGGAATAAATAATTCAGCACCAACGCAAAAATTAGATGTAAATGGTAATATTAATATTTCAACAGGATTTAATTATATGAGAAATGGTACAGCATTAACATCATCTACTACAACATTTAGTGATAGTAGAATTAAAACAAATATAGCAGATATTAATGATATATCGGCATTAGATATGATAATGAAAATAGAACCAAAAAATTATAATTATATAGATGTAGATGAGAGAGGAACAAATAATGTTATAGGATTTATAGCACAACAAATTAGGGAAGTTATACCAGAAGCAGTATCAATAGGAGAAGAATTTATACCAAATATTTATAAATATTATCAAGTAATATCAAATAATTCGATATTAGTAGATGATTTAAATATAAATAAAATATATATAGGATGTTATCTTAAATTAAGAATAAATAATGTTACAATAATAGGGAAAGTAATAGAGAAGATTAATAAGATAATTAAGGTGGATATTACATTAGATATTAATTATAAATGTTTAATATATGGTGTTAAAATAAATGATTTTAATTTCATAGATAAAACATATATCTATACATTAAATGTATGTGCTACACAAGAATTATATAGACGTATAGAAGAACAAAAAAAAGAGATAGATGAATTAAAATTAGCAATTTCTAAGATTATAAGTTAGATTAATGAAGTCTTTATAAAATTTGACTTCATTAAAATCGTAATATTTATGAAGTTTTAAAATTTGTTTGAGATTGATGAAAGTATCACAATTATAATTATGATAGATAATAGATAAATGGATTTTATCAATTTGATTAAAATATTTTTTGTTATTTAAACATAAATAATAAAGAGATTTTCCACCAATAACATAAACTTTATCAATATAGATTGTATCTTCGCAAAAATTTAAAGCATTATCAAAATCATCAAATACTTTAATATCATCAGTTTCTTTGATAACATTTTTTTTAGATGTTAAAATAATATTAATTCTATTTTTGAGAGGTTTTAGAGGTAAAGAAATCCATGTATCATAACCCATAATAACGGCATTTTTTTTTAAATAACAATTAACATTAGTAGTTATTTGTTTAAAAATATCCATTTCATCTTTTAAATTCCAAGGTATTTTTCCATTATTGCCAATACCTCCATTTAATGTTGAAGCAAGAATTAATGAAAATAGCATTATCTTTAATTAATATATAATATTTCTTTAAATATTAAATCATTTTTTAATAATAAAAATGATTTAGGATTTAGAGAAATAATTAAATGATATTCAAAATGTATTTAAAGATGTTATATAATTTGCCGGAAATAAATAAAATAAATTATAAATCTATAAATTCGTTTAATATATGTGAAAAAAATTTAAATGATAAAATGAATAAAATTAGAGAAAATATAATAATATTAATTATAAATAAAAAGATACCAAATGATTATTATAAATATTCTAATAGATGGAAAAATTTAAAATCGAATATAAATGAATTTATTGATAAAATTTATTCCAATCCTATAAAAGATATTAAAGGGAATATTAAAGCAGGAAGAAAAAATAATTATGATTTTGAAATAATTATAAATAATTTAATATTTAATATTGAATTTAAATTTAATTCATCAAAAATTAATGATATACCTCAATTTATATCTCCAATGAAACCGAGTAAATATTTATCGGCATCATTTGAAGATTATATATATAATAATTATTTAATATCATTATTAAATAAATATAATCTTAATATTCCAAATAAGAAATATTATGATAAAGAAATTCATTCAAATAATCCAAAATGTTTATATGAAATACAAGAGAAATATTATAGAGGTTGTTTATCATCGAGTAAATATTCTGGAAATATAGAAGATATTGAATTTTATAAAGAAGCAAATAAATATTCGCAAGAAAGTATTATAGAATTTATAAAAAATACTGAATTAGATATAATAAAATTATCTGATTATTTGAAGAAAACACAAGAAAATAAAATATATATGTTATATTATAAAAATAAGATATATAAAGAAACTATTGATAATGATAATTTTGAAATAGTATCATATGAAAAAAGGAAGAATTATTATTTAGCATTAACAAAAACTGGAATATATTTAAAAATATTATTGAGATGGAAAAATGGGAATTTAATAGCTTTTCCGGCATTTCAAATATCTATAATTGGTAATAAATAAATTAATTCTTTAATATTTATAGCATTATTACCAAAGAATAATTTAATAAATTCTTTTGTTTTTGGATTTTCAAATGATTTAATTATATTCTCATATTTTTCTAATAATTCATTTTTATTTAATTCTTTATTATATTTAATTATTATTAAATGATTTTCTATCAAATATTCTTCATTTATATTTATTAAACTATATTCAAAATTATATAATGAATTACCATTACCTCTATTTATTATTAATAATGGTTCATTTAAACCTCTTTTATTTATAAAATTTTTCTTTAAATTATTTTTATATTCTTTAAAAATTAATTTATTATTTTTAATATCTGTATTATAAATAAGTCTTGTTTTTGATTTATCATTTGTTAATAAATCTTTATTTTCATTCCATACAATAGAACCTATTTTAGCATTAAAATTAAGATTATATAGATTAGTTGAATTTTCATAAATTTCTTTAATAATTTTAATATTTTCTATTGTATTTAAAATTATAATTTCGTCTTTTTTAATAAAATAATCATCATTTATTCCTTTTTTATTTTGAATAATTATGATAATGGTTTCTTGTGTTGTTTCTAAATATTTATCATTAGCAAATAATAAATTAATTATTAAATAATTCTCTATTATATATTTACGTGTTTTATTATAATATATACAATTTAGAAAATTTTTCGGTAATATATAGGCAAGTATTCCATTTTCTTTAAGTAATTTTAATGATTTTATAAGAAAAGGTATAAAAGCATTAGGACGACCTTCAAAATAATTATGATAATCAATATTAATATTTTTTTTATTAATTACATTAAATGGTGGATTGCCAATAATTAAATCATAATAATTTTCATCATTATATTCAATAAAATCTTTATTTAGAATTTTGATAAAATCATTAGATATATCTCGTATTTCATTATAAATATATTCATTTTTCTCTATTCCTGTGATATTTATATTTGAAAAATGTTTAATGAGATTTATAATAAATTCACCAGAACCACATGAATTTTCAAGAATATCTATATATTTATAATTATTAAATAATGGTTTTATGAGATTTATAATTAATTCAATTGTATTATAAGGTGTAAAATATATTCCTTCTTTTTTCTTTATTTCTTTTGATATTTTTTTTGTTATTTTAATAGATAAATTACTAAACATTATTAATATTTTATTTATATTTTTTAATCAATTTTTATATATTTAAAAAAGACATATATATATTATATTTATGAATATTAAAAAATTAAATGAAATTTTATTTGAAAGATGTTGCGAAATTAGTGATGAATTTCCAGAAATTTCTCTAAAAGGTGAAATAGTTGATTGTAAATTCTTTAAAAATAATTGTGGAATTAGTTTCAAAATTAAAGATGAGTTTGGTATGTTTAATTGTAAATGTTGGAATTATAAAAATATTGATATATTTTTAATTAAGGAATATGAAAATTCGACATGTATTATATCAGGAATTATTAAAGTTAGTTATTTCAATAATCATTATGATTTTATTCTTGAATTAAATAAAGATATTATTAAGGAAAATAATAAATCTATAATAAAATCTCTAAAAGAAGAATGTGAATATAATGGATATTTTACAAATAAAAAATCTTTGGATTGGAATAATATTAATAAAATTGGTCTAATTTCTAAAAAAGATACACAAGGATATAATGATTTTATTAAACAATTAAAAGTTGATTTTGTTATTTCATTTAAAGAAATTGTTTTAGAAGGTGTAAATACAGAAAAAACTCTTATAAATGCTATTAATGAATTTCAAGATGAAGATATTGAAGCAATTCTTATTATTAGAGGTGGAGGTTCTACAATTGATATTTCAAATTCTTTTGATAAAATGAGTATTTTTGAAGTTATGAAAAAATCAAATAAACCTATTATAACTGCGATAGGTCATGAAGCAGATAAAGATGAAAAATTATTGATAACTTCTATAAGTGATATTGATTATCCTACACCTTCAAGATTAGCAATTGAAATAAATAAAAATAAATTGATATTTATTGAAGAACAATTGAAAAAAATTAAAGATATTTTTATGAAAAAAGAATATATGATATTGAGTATTTATATAGAAAAATGGATTAAAGAAAAATATGGAGCAATTATTATTAATATTAATGATGAAAATGATAAATTCATTATTATAGAAAATAATAATAAATTTTATAAAATTAAATTAAGTTTGAAAAAAACTAATGAAATAAAAATTACAAAAGAAGATTTAAAAATGAAAAAAATTATTGAAGATGGTATTAAAAATTATGATATTGATAATATTAAAATCTTTAAAAATTATTTAATTGATGATACAGAATTAAATATTATGATTAAAGAAATTATAGATAATATAATAAAATTCAATGAATTAAAAGGAGAAGATTTAAATATAAATGATATTGAAAATAATAATTATATAGATTTATATAAATATTATTTGAAAAAAAAAGAAATATTATCTTAA